TACCGAAAAAAGAAAAGAGTATAATGATATCATTTGTGCACCTCCCTTCCGTCACCAGTATAGGGAGCGGCAACGATGGGATTATAACATAATTTTCTAAAAAAGTCTTAAAAAATTAATAAAATCTTAATTTCTTAAAATCTCAATTTGTGATATAATCAAAATATAAAAAAACAGTTGACATAATATAGATATTATAGTAGACTAATATAGTTTTTTTGCCAGTTAGTATATAATTGATAATATAGAGAAACAAGAGTCTAAGAACTCGTCAATGAGGCATTGCGACCTCGCACCTAAAAAGGATTACATTCAAAATGTAATTCTTTTTATTTTGTCCTTTTTTATGTTATAATGTCTTTAATTATAATATGGGAGGAAATTATATTGAATGATGTAAAATTAAAAGACTTATATATGGGGCTACCTGATGGAGAAGTTGAAGCTCGTGATAAAAGATTTCAAGAACTTTTCTTTGATCCCAACAATAAATATAATGAAATAATAAATAGCAATGAAAAATTTTTGATTATTGGAAGTAAGGGAACTGGAAAAACTTATCTTTCTAAATATATTGTAGAACAATCTCCTTCTAAACAGACCTGCATCATAGTTGATCCTAAAAATTTTTGGATATGTAAACTCATAAATATTGATGAGCAAGAATTAACAAATGATTATATTTCAGTATTGTGCAAATGGTTTTTACTATATGAAATTGCAAATTCATTATTAAATAAGCATCGTTGGCTTAAACATCTTCCCAGATGCAAGCTAAATAAGCTGAGAAAATTTATGCTTGAATACAATGATGACACATTTTATAAAATAGTATCTTTATCTACTACTAATAATCAAGAGATTACTGGAAATCTTTCTCACGGTATTTCTCACTCTGACAAGTTACAGACTTCGAATTTTCAACACTCTGCCGGAATTAAAACATCTGATGGGGTTTCTTATGAGAGTACCCGCAAGAGATTTTTTGATTTAATTGATTATTTTGAACAACTCGTTTTTGATTGTTTTCAAATAAACGACCATCTACTTATTATTTTAGACGATTTAGATGAATTAAAAAAGGAAGCTGGTGAACAAAGCGAAAATATTATATATAATTTGATAACCGCTGCCAAAAAATATAATTTTTATTTTAATTCTCGTGCCAAGAGTCTTAAAATAATCATGCTATTGCGCAGTGATATATTAAATAAAATGCAGGGAAATCATCCTAATCTAAATAAAATAAAAACCTCCTGTTCCATAGATTTATATTGGTTACTTGACTCTACTCATGATAAATGGGACCATCCTTTAATTAGTATGATTTTTCATAAAATAAGGGCTTCCTGCGAACCCTATAAAAATCGTTCAAACAAAGAACTATTTGAAATATTATTTCCTGAATCAATTGACAAGAAAAATCCTCTTGACTTCTTATTAGATCATAGTCTTGGGCGACCTCGTGACATTGTTACATTTCTAAACTGTGCAAAAAAAGAATTTCCGGAGAGAACGTGTTTTTCAGCTACAGTTTTAAAAGAGACTAGAAAAATTTATGCTACAGATTTTTATAATGAAATGCTCAATCAAGCTTCTTTTTACAAAAGTAGTGCTTATAGTACGCAATGTTTAAAATTAATAGCTGGAATTAAAAGACCATCTTTTTCTTATAGTGATATCCAAACTCTTTATGAAGAAAACCGAACTTCTTATAGCGAAATTGATAATCTTGATGATGCCCTACATTTTCCTTATGAATTAGGGGCCATAGGGAATGCGTGGAAATCAAAAAAAGGAAAACATCGTACCTGTTGGTATTATAAAATAGATGCTATAGATGAGGTTGATTTATCCCAAAATTTCACTATTCATTATGGTCTAAGGAAAAAATTTTCATTATAGCCTTTTAACATTTTTCAACATTTCCTTGCACATATGTTCTGCACGCTGTATAATGACCCTATAAACGGAAAAAATCCGGTACTTGCCATACCGGATTTCTAGTAACCTATCAACCAGGATGGCTGATAATCTTTACATCACTTAGATTATACCACGCATCCTGCATTTTGCATAGGGTGTATTTTTTATACCCTTTTTTCGAAAGGATGATTTTCATGGGAAAAGTTAGCACACGAAAACGCGGAAAAACCTGGCAGTATTATTTTCAATTGGCCAGTGTGAATGAAACGAGAAAATGGAAAACCGGTAGCGGATACCGAACAAAGGCGGAGGCTCAGGCAGCCGGCACAAAAGCTTTGGCTGAATATAATAGCACTGGTATTGCTTTTAAGGTCTCGGAGCAATCTGTAGCTGACTATTTCGACTACTGGATGGAGCATTATGTAGAACAAGAACTTGCAGAGACAACTGTAAATACATACAAGAAAAGGATCCGTCTTTATATTAAACCTTATATTGGTTCTTACAAACTTAAAAATGTACAGGGAGAAACCTTACGAAACTTTCTGGCCAAGTTACACCGAACTGGTATGAGTAGAAATACTCTTACTTGTATTAAGGGAATGTTGACATCTGCATTTGGATATGCGACTGTACAGGCAAAGTTCATTTCTGTGGATCCGTCTTACAAACTGACACTTCCAAATAAAAGGAAAGATTCCGAGGTAGGCACAAGGAAAGAGAATCATATTTTTGTTGAAGAAGATATGTGGAATGCGATTATTGAACGCTTTCCAGAAGGCCATCCTTCCCACCTTGCTCTGATGCTTGGCTATTATTGTGGATTACGTCTTGGAGAGGTCTATGGATTAACCTGGGATTGCGTAGACTTTGAAAACAAAACAATTACAATAAATAAACAAATGCAAGAACCTTCTGGATGTGGTAAGTGACTTCTGTATGTACCTAAGTACGATTCATCCAGAACAGTTACTGTTGGTAACAATGTTCTTGCCTTGCTAAAAAGAACGCTGGAATTTCAATTGACTGATAAAGAAACCTGCGGAGAATATTATCAAGAAAATTACATGAACTATGATGAAGAAACACACAGCCTTCTTTCACTTAATGATTTAAGGCCTGTACATTTTGTAAATGCTAAACAGGGTGGTCTTCTGGCTCACCCACGAAATATGCAGCACACTTCCCGCAGCATTCATGGTAAAGCAAAGAACTGTACTCTTATCAGTGAAGAATGGGACTTCCACAGTTTACGACATACTCATGCAACAATTCTTTATGAGGCAGGTGTTCCAATGCCACTGATCCAGAAAAGACTCGGGCATATTAATATTCAGACAACAAAACGCTACACAGATCATGTTACTAAGAAAATGCTTTCTATGCTTGATGAAGTAATAAATGGTGACAACATTGACAACAACTTAGAGTAAATGTTGTCAATATGTTGTCAAAACACAAAAATCGGGAGCCAAACGACTCCCGATAAATTTTTGTAAATCTCGTAAAACCTAGAATTTACCTGCTTTTGCAGCCTCTTCAACAGAAGCTGAAACGCTCTGAAAATCCGCTTAACTACTGGATTGTTCAATTTATTTGTGTATTACCTGTGTATTTCTAAATCTACTTATAATATAAACAACTTTTGTTTTTTATTTTCTACACAAGTTATTTACTCTTAATAAGTTTACCTCTTTTCAGCAAATTAATCAACTTCGTATTCTGTGATGCGCTACCTTTGTAATTTTTAATGCCGTTTAAAGTTGCAATTTTCTCCCTGTTTTCTTCGAAGAATTGATTTTTAATGATTTCAGGGCATCTACAATCGAACTGGATTTTCCACGATATTTAGGATAATATACAGTCTTTGTCTTAGCCGGAGTTTTCTTAGTCTCTTCAACCTTTTTACTCGTTGGCTCTTTATACACTACATTTAAGTCAAAATTACCAGAGTTGCCAGTCGAAATGACTTTCGGAAACCTACCAGAGCTAGTATACTGCCATGCAATATTGGCCGCGTCTGGCTTTTTCTCCTGATCTGGTGCAGTTGCAATCTGCATACGTTTGTTTGAGTTGTAATATCTTGCAATCCACCAATTGTTACACTTTACGAGTTTTCTATCAATATGTTCGTTGTAATAACTCATGCCGGTGTAAACGCCGAACAGATAACCTCTCTTCTCTACAACCTGCTGTGCAGCGTTAATAATCTCGGCAATCTTTGTTTTGTTTAACGATGCCTGTACCTTATCCTCGATATCAAACCACACGCCATACTCAAAGTGTGTTTTATCAATTTTATCAAGAATATCACAGACAAGCTCCATGTCACTTTTAGCCTTTGTCGCTGTAGTTGCGTAAGAGTAATTATATACTCCCCAGGCAATTTCGTTCTCGTTGCAAGCCGCATAATTCTCGTTGAACTTTTTATCTCTGTTCAGATCTTTTCTGATGATTTTTAAGATAGCACCTTGGCAGCCGTATGTCTTCGCTTTTTCCCAGCTTACGACTCCGTTATAACTCGATACATCAACTAATTTTCTCATGCCTATTCCTCCTTACTTTCCTGTGGCATCTCGTCTGTCATATCGCTCAATGCCTCTTTAATGTGTTCTTTCAATTTTTTCGGTACTGGCAGTCCACATAATGTCATATTTTTTAAAATAGAAACGGCCTCATAAAGAACAAATAACAGGCAGAAAAATTCGCATACACCTAATTTTTGAATACCCAATAATTTTATGTACTGCTCCGGAATCATAAAGAGCATATTAATGTGCATGATAATGTCTACAAGCATCAGTAAGCCTACACTGAGCAGCATAGCCGCCTTTCTGATTGCTCCGTCAATTCCTACGCAAGAATTAAACTTATGTTCTTTAATCGCCCGGAGCACTCCCAAGATAGTGTCTAATACGACAGCGATTAATAAAATTTCAAAAAATGAATTTCCTGTAAGTAATTTCAACGTTTCCTGAATCATAATCTTTCCCTCCTATTTCACAGCTACTATTCCTCTGTACTTTTCGTTTGTACATCTCTTCTTATTTTCTTCTTCGACGGTTACTGTGTTCTTTCTTCCGTCTGAGAAACGATAAATCTTTCCCGATCGGTTATCTCTCAGCAAGACAACTGTGTGAATCGGACTCCCCTCTTCAAAGAGGACCATATAGCCTTTTCGGAGTTTTGCCTTTAATTGTTCGATCGTTAAAGACTTGTGATAAGTTGCTGGTTTCCCTGGACAAATTTGGTTGATTCCCTTGACGATTTCTGTTAAGGGATATTTAGCACCGCATTTCAGTTTTCTTCGAGCGTACTGCAATGTTTGCTGCATATTTTTCTTCACGCCGCGAAACCTTAATGCCATGTAGAACGCTACCAAGCTGCAGCCATGTGTCCTAATAAATGCAGCCTTAAAATTGTACTGGCTTGGAACCGGTATATTTCGACCGTTATCCAGTATGATTCTCCAGGGAAATTTCTTTTTACTGTTCTTGTTTTTATTTGCTACTATTCTCACTTTTATCCCCTCCTCATTTCAATATCATCAACATCACAGTATTTTCTTAATCCGTATTCCAGAACATTTGTTGCCTCGTCAGCTTCTTCTACACCCTGCCGGTATCCCGACTCATACAGCTTCACGGTTACCGCATTCGCGGTTATCACATCTCCGGCAATAACTGACACTGTAAACGATGAGCCTATAAGTACCTCAGCAGGAATTAGGCATGTATCCGTCTCTCCAAGCAAGATTGCAATCGGCTCACTGTCTCCGCTGCGGGGCTGTGACAATTTTTGTGATAATCTCTTGCATTGCGTCAATTTTTGTACTTAACTCGTTGATCTGTTCCTGATATGTTTTGCTCTCTCTGTTGCAAATCTTAATTGTGCCCGTATAATTCAGCACATCTTTGTATTTTACAACTACGTTTAATACAATTGTTCTCGCGCCGTCTGGGACAGTCAGTTTATTGTTTGCATCAGTTATCTGTGTCTCTTCGCAAGTCCCTGTTTCAGACAAAAAAGTTACAATGGTCCCCGACGGAAATCCATACACAAAATATGTTTTCCCATTTTCCATTCCTACTGTCGTAATTAATTCATTTGCGATTTCGATGAGACCGTTTTCTGTTGCGGTTCCCGTTATACTAAATTCACGACCTTTTAATATTGTTGTGATGCCGTAAATCGTATGATTATAATTCATCCTAGGAAATAAATTCCCCGGGATTCCCTGCGCCTGGTTTCTGATTGCCTCTCCCAGATTGCTGTATTTCGTGCCATCCTCTCCGATCCGGGCATCAACTACCTCTTGCATGGAGCCACATAATTTCCCTGCCCAGTCGATCACTGTAATCTGGCAGTCCGCTGCGCTAAAATTAAATGATCCGGAGCCATCGACTACGTTCGTCACAAGCAGTTTGATGTATGTAAGCTGATTTATCGCAAATGTAAACTCCACATTGCGCTGCAGCGATGTGGAGCTTGTTGCCGGAAATACAAGATATTCTGTCTTAATTGCTTCATAGTTTCCATCTAAACTAGCAGCTGATTGTAACACAATTCTCATTGGAACCTCTGGCAGCCCTCCTGTTCTGCTGACTCTTGCAACGAATTTCATATGATAAAGTCCCGGTTTTAGCAGCTTCGCAACATATCCCTGCTGGGGGTACGGTATTGTTATAAAATCGTCGTCTTTCGATAGGACATTGTTAAACATCTTGTCGTAAACAACATCTGCAGCTAAATAACTCATCGCCACAGATGTTCCGTTAATTGATGTACTGAGGATGGTTTTTCCGATTTCCTGTGTTTGCGCAGTGCCGGCTGCAATTAGATTATCAATCCGTTTGCGCTCGGTATCAACATCTGTCTTTCGCTCCACTATTTCTTTTGATAGTCCCAAAACTACTGCCGCTACACTGTCTGGATGCCCGGTAGCATCTTTATAACATTGCTCTATCGCATCGTGTATACTGCTTCGTACTTCTTCCCCGTATATTGCCTCTTTTATCTTTTTTAAATAATTACTTATCATTTTTATCACCTACTTCGGTAAAGAAACTATTTTATCCTCGTCCGAATTACAATAATATTCAATTAATTCTCGTCGTCTGTCTTTCATGTCACGCCGTCCTTTTCCACATATAACAAGTAATGTACGGCTGTAAGTTATTGTGTGCATTACCGCCTCCGGCACTCTCCACCGTCGCACTTGCCACATGGCTATGCGTTGCATTAATTTTAAATCCGTCTTTGTATTTTGTTGTTTTATCTGTATTACTCGGATAAAAAGCAGTATCGTCACCTGATGCACTACATATGCCGCTTACCGTGTTCCCCGGACCCCAACTTGCACTCTGCCCTGCAAAATTATGCACTGTACCTATAAGTGATTTTTCTGTAACTTTAACTGTTGTAGAATGTTTGTGTGACGGCATTTCATTAATTGATAATGTGTGTGTTTTCTCACCGCCGGTCTTTTCAACCGTTGAAAAATCACCGTCCGATGTGTTTACACTCACGGGTACCCGACCAGCTCCCCACGTTACCCATGTGCCACCGAAAAGCGTTCCGGGGTTTGTGTTATTTACACTCATATAAATACTACCTACGGGGTATACTTTATCGAGCGTAACCCCGCCAGATGAATGAGCGTCAATGTAATTTTTTATTTTCGCCCACAATCTCGTCAAACCGTCGTTATCCAGATAACCCATAATCCCACCTCACTTTATACACAAATAGCGTCAATCTGCGCGTTTGTGATTGCCGTAATAGTAAAGATTTCGCCCAGCGGGTCCCATGCGGTACCATTCCAAGCTACGTTCATACCTGCGCCACCATATTTGCTGGCTGCTTCGATGTTGTAAACATCACCAACTCTCTGTCCGGTTGTTGGTAATTTGTCTGAAGAAGCTACTGAACCACAGTATTTGTACATGTTTGTGATTTCTGACTTAGTGGCGTATGTACTCTGGATTGTAGAATATGCCGGATAAGCATCTAATTTCTTTTTGTCGTTAACACTCATGAGACCATGTGTGGACTGTGTTGCATCTGAATAAGTAGTGTTGTTGTCATTAGCCCAAACCGCCGTACCGTCTGCGGACCACTTAAGGAACTGACCAGCAGAACCACCTGATGGGATGTGTTTGTTGCCTGAAGTTGTCGGATGAACATACTTGTTTGCGCCGTCCGCAATACCGTCGAGCTTTACCTTGTCGTCAGCGATCATGAGACCGCTTTCACCTTCGTTTACTTCACCAATGAACCAATAAGCTATCGGATGCTGTGTTCCATCCCTTTCCGTCAACGTCATAGAAAGGTTCTTACCGTTAGCGCCTGTGACCTTACTACTTATTGTTGCCCAATTTCCGTTCCCTAATAAAAGTGCATCTTCCTGCCCTTTTATTGGTGCAGGTACTAAACCGCTACCGCCATCTGCTGACGCTGTTGCACCTTTAAACACTGAATAAGTCGTATTATTGTCATTAGCCCAAACTGCAGTACCATCCGCGGACCATTTAAGGAACTGACCAGCTGAACCACCTGATGGGATGTGTTTGTTACCACTCGAAGTTGGATGAACATAATTGTTCGCACCACTCGCGATACCATCCAATTTCTTTTTATCATCAACACTCATAAGACCGTGTGTCGACTGTGTCGCATCAGAATAGGTTGTATTTGTAGGGGTAGCCCAGGTTCCATCTCCCCGTAAATACTGTGACTGTTTACCTGCCGCCGGTGCAGGTACTAAACCGTGCGTACCTGCTGCGGAACTTGTTGCACCTTTCATGTCAGCATATGTGGTGTTAGCCGGTGTTCCCCATGTTCCATCTGCTTTTAAATATTTACCCTCATTTCCTTTTGTTGGGGCAGGTACTAAGCCGCTCCCGCCATCGGCCGACGCTGTTGCACCTTTAAAATTACTGTAAGTGGTATTTGTGTCCTGTGTCGTAATCGTTCCGGTTGTTCCATCACCTTTGGTAAATGTAATGGTTTTACCACTTACCGAGAGATTAGTAATCCCTTTATTAAAAAGTCCTTTAATTTTGTTCCATAAATAAGTAACGCCATTATTGTCTAAATAAGCCATTTTATCACCTCATCGTTTTTTATTTACATATTTCGTCTAGTTCCAAGTTTGTTATCGCTTCTATATCTTTCGATTGCGCGATAGATATCGCCATGTCTGACTTGTCGTTTGCTCCGCTAGCCGTTTCTCTTACTTTTTCTACATTGTTATTTATAATTAGAACACTTTTTTCAAATGTAACTTCATTGGAAAAAGTTTTTTCTGAAAGTGTGGATAGTGTTTTTCCAAGCGTAATTTTTGTATTTGAAGGATTTTCCAAATCTATCTCGTATTTGTTAACGAGATAATATGTAGATTTGTCTCCCGGAGTGCTTAACAGATTATGATGCGTTGACACGCAAGGAATCAAATCTCCCAAGCCTATGGCATCAATCTCCACATCAATTTTATGCAAATCCACCGCTGTCAGTTCAATCGTAGTTGTCAGATTAATGCACTTGTTTAGATATTCCTGTGCTTTTTTTAGGAGGGTGTTTGGATTATTAATATCGGGAAAATCCACCTTATCACATATCCACCCATAAAGCTCAACTGCCTCTGGGCTGTAAATATAGTCCGTTCCATCGTGTCCTTCCGCGGTCTTGATTGTTACATTATTTGCACCAATCGGAGCTCCAATTGGAATAATTGCCGTTTTAATGTCTTCTGCTTTTACATACTTCTGAAAATCAAGAAGATTTTCTCCGAATCGGATTACCTGCGTACTGACTTTTCCGTATTGCTTCACATAGTCAAGGTAACGAACATTATTTTCATAGCGCACCCTAAGATAACCTTCGTATTTTTCAAGAAAATTCGTATTAATAAAATCCCAGGTAGTTTCATAGTTTGTCGCCAAAGTTTTAATTTCTACTGAATCAATATCAACAATTCCTATTTCAAACTGCTTTTCTTTTTCTACTTGAGAATTATGTTCTTCTATTAATCGTTTAAAAATTACAATATTAGTATCTGCCTTATGAATTTCTCCCGACTGGCTTCCATAAGTGTGTGGACGCTGAATTGTGTCAAGTAAATAAGATAACTCTCCTTCGCATGTAATCCGACCAGTATATTCAAAGTCTCGCTGATCAGTAATGGAACGGCCACAATATAGCAATCTTGAAGCCTCCCCACTATCTGATATGTCAACATCATATACTTTCAATCGAGATTTCAATTTCTTTATATCGTTTACATGAGGATGAGAAGGGAGTATGCCGAACTCAAAACTCCCTGTCTTATTAAGTTCAAGAGAGATTTTTGGTGTTATAAGCTGATACTCCTCGTCTCTCACATCATGCAGCGTTTTATCATCACAATAAATGCGATACATTACAGCAGCCCTCCTCTATAATCGACCGAAATAGTAGCCTTTCCAGAAAAAGTAAGGATATTTTCCCCTTCTTTGATACAAATACCAAAAACTTTGTTTTTGCCAGGTGAAAGATTATAGATTACCCCTTCATAAGATACCTGTATAGCTGTATTGCAAGAGATTACCGGCACAATTCTTTTTCTTCTGCCTGGTATTACAAGTTTATATGTACCATCCACAACAATATCTTTATAATTTCGGATGATGCCCGTTCTAAAATTAAAAGTATCCCATTCCCAATTTTCAAGACTAGAAAACTTTTCGTATTTATACGGGTCAACGCTCCCAGACAAGGTAAGAGTTCCTTCTACCCTGTCTGATTTTTCGACTTCAACATTTAGCCTTCCAATATAATAAAAATCCGGGTCATTATCCAGGATTATCTTATATTTTCTTCCGGCCAAGTAATTTGCTATCTCTGAAATTCTAATACCCCAATCGTAATAGTCCTGTTCAGGGGTTTCAAATTCAAGAGTAAGGGTTCTGATTTTGTATTTCACATCCCCTCCAGTAAGAGATTCCGTAAAATCTAACACCCCGTCCATTCCCGGAATATCCTGCTCATACGTTTTTGCCTCTGGAAAACCAAGAGTAATCTTTGTCCAGCCAAGTCCCCAGTCCTTAAGGGTATGTTTATCTCCTATCTGGACGCCTAAATTTCCTCGATACATTTAAACGCCTCCCCTCGCCTTTCTGTTTGTTATGTTGCTCAAGTATACATCTATATACGGTACTGTTGTTCGCGCTACTTCTTTTCCATCAAGATTTGTCACGATTTCTATGCTCTCCGGAGCATTATATATCGTTTGTCCTGTATTTCCTGCCAGGGCTGCAGTAAGTTGTGGTTGAACACTTGCGGACACTTTTGATACCTGTCTGGATAATGCAGCTTGCATGCGACTTTGAATATCTGGAAGGGATAATTTTAAATTTGCTTTCGTAAAGCGTTCTGCAAGAGTTTCGGATACACCCTCTATTTGCTTATATAATCTTGGAGCCTCTGCTTCATGTCCTTTTTCTGCACCTTCGATATTGTGGATACCAATCTGCTTAAATACTCTCGATGGAGATTTAATCTTTAACTCTTTTTTTGCAGTCTTTATAATATTGGAGCAGATTTTTTTCATTGTCTTAGACAGATTTCTTGACTCACTGTTCATTCCGGCAGTGAGTCCTTTTGCGATATTTGTCCCAATCTGGCTCATCTGTGCATACAACTCATCTGTTGCATCCTTGAGCTGTGCTTCATACTCCTTTTGAATTTTAGCGAAGTCGTCCGCAAAAAAATTCTTCGAAAAAGATTCTGATGATGAATAGATCGTTTTCCAATCACTTAAATATTTCTTCTGTTCAGAGGGTGCCATTCCTCTAAACCAGTCCATATAAGCTGTTGCTTCATCCATATTCATTCCAAGAATCTTATTCATCATCGACTCTGGGATCCTGCCTTCAAGGTCTTTTAAATTTTCCTGATATCTCTTAATATCTGCAATATTCTGTTTCAGATCGTAAACATTTCCCCAGGACTGCTGCTTTTCTGTGAGAGTGTCCATCTTGCTCTTGATATCGTTATATTGCGTCTGATATGTTTCAGATAATTTCTGTATCCTCTCTTCCGCAATCTTAGTAATACGAGCTGACTCTTTTTCAAATGCATCATTATAGCTGCAGCCGCTTTTTCTCCAGCAGTTTTAAGTTGCGACTCCTGTTTTTTGTCAGAGGCTTTCATCTGCTTTAACTTTTTCTTTAATGCTGCCTTCTGTTTTTTATTCGCTTTCTTACTTCCGAGCTTATCAATCTTGTTCTGCAGTTTTTCCTCTTTCTTCTGATTTGCATTTGAAAGTGCTTCTTCCTGCTGACTGATGATTTCCTGTATCGTCTCAGAAGAACGAGATTTCGACGTACTTAATGCTGTAGATAATCCAGATAAAAGATTGCTTCCTATCTCAGAGTAATTTCCATTTTTTGAAGCAGTTTTTGCCGCATTGAGAGCTTCCATCATAGTGCTTTCTATCTCTCCAAGCAGCTCACTTCTTGATTCTCTTACACCTTTTGCAATGCCTTTCGGGATATTCTTTCCGATGATTTTCTTAAATTTTCGTGAAGGAGAATGAATGTCAAGTTCATCTGCAGAAGCTGTTAGAGCTGAGGCACACATTGCTCTTGATTCCTTTTCAACAACATCGGTGTTATCCTTGATACCGGCCGCCATGCCGAGGGGTAAGTATTTACCGACTTCATTTTTCATCACTCTGGATGGCGATTTAATTTTTGCTGCTGATCTGGCCGCTGCTACCGCTGTCCTTACGGCACTTCTGGCCGCTGCCGCTACGAACGGAGTCCCGGCATGGATACCAGATGCGACACCAGCAGCCATATTTTTTCCAGCTGATACAAAACCGGCTTTTCCGGAATTCGCACCAGTCTTAGCTGTAATCGATAAGGTCTTTCCGGCTTTTTGCACTGATCCTTTCTGAGAAGACAAACCTGAAATATATGACTTTGCGTTCTTGCTTCCTGCCGATTTCCACTGTGAGGATGCGGAGTTTGCGCCAGATGCACCATTTTTTGAAATTTCTTTTCCAGTCTTTTTTGTCGCGGTTACTGCCTTTTTCCCTTCGGTAGTATATCCACTGTATGTCTGTTTTGCGGCAGTAGTATTATTTGATGCCTTTATCTTAGTGTTTTTTTCAATCTCTTTTTTACTCTTAGATACATCCTTGGCCGTACTTTTCCCCTTTTTACTCACAGCATTCATTGAGGAGGTAAATCCTGAGGCATTCACTCCGGGGATTTGTCCTTTTCCTACACTATCGATGTCTTTCTTTATCTCATTAGCATCTTTTTTTGTTATTTTTTTAGGCTTTTCTAGTAGTGATGTGTCAGAGCCAGACTGTAACTGTTTTATTGCATCGTCTACACTGGTTTTTCCCTGCATGATACTCTGGACTAATTCCTCTGAAATTTCTTTTCCAGAGAGTCCAGCTTTTTGTACTGCATCATTAAAATTAATCAGATTATTCATCTGATCAATAGCCGCCTGGAAATTTATCGAACCATCCGAAATGCCTTGCAACAAATACTGAGGAATTTCTATTCCTGCTTCCTGGGCCTGTTGAATTAATCCGTCCAGATTAATCAAACGATTCAAGCCCTCGCCTGTGGTAGGAGCTTTATAATTTCCGGCTTTAATGTTTTCTAATACTGTCTCTGGAATTTTCTTTGCTTTTATTCCGGCATCTTTCGCAAGCTTATCTAAATTGGAAAGAAAATCACTATAATTTGTCTGGGTTGTAAACTTGTCAGAATATGTTGCAAGTTCCTTGTTGGCTGTATCAAGATTCTTTTCTGATTTATCAAGAGCCTTCTCTGTTGTTTGCAGGCTCTTCTCATATTTCATTAAATCTTCTGCAGCTTTAGCTAACTCTTTATTTCCGCTTCCAAGTCCCTTTTCTTTTTCAAGCTTATCAAATTTTTCCTGCGCTTTATTCTTTTTTTCTAATGCTTGCGTATACTTATCTGTTGCGTTCTGATTCGCTATCTCGGCCTTGGCAACCTTCTCAGCGGCATTTTCCATCCCAGACTGATATGCTTTTGCCATTGCCTGCTCTTTCAAGACTTTTATATTTTTTTCAATTGCCGCCGTTGATTTATTGAGTTTATCTTTCTGCTCATCATATTGCAGATTTAAATCCGGCAGAATATCATTTAATTGCTGAACAGTACTTTTTATCTGCTGTTTCGTTCCGGCATCTTTTTTCTGTATGCTGATTAAGCTTTTCAACTTTGAAAGAAGATTATCTGCCTGTACACCTTGCGCTCTTACTTCGCTGACATTATTCTCATTCTCTTTTTTCATAGAACGAATAGAATCTGCCACCTCATCCTGCTCTTTTTTTAACTTTTTATAGGATTGAGCAAACTTATCCGCCTCTGTTGTACTCTTTTTCTGCGTCAGGCTATATGCCGCCAATCCGGCCGTCAATGCCCCGCCTGCTAAAATTGCAATACCAAGCGGACCGCCTAATGCAGCAATCCCAGCATTTAACAAACCTGTTGCTGTAGTCGCAGCGATTGTTTCTCCGGTAAATAGCTTCACTGCTGTTCCTAAGAGCGTCATGCCGGTACTCGCTCCCGCCATCGCTGCCTGCGTTGCCGTAAAAGCAGTTGTGATGTTTTTTATAACCGTGTATCCCTTAACAACCGTAAGTAGTCCTGCCGCTAAAGGAAGTACAACCTGAATATTTTCTCCTGCAAACTGTGCAGCTGCTCCAAGAGCCTTTAATCCGCCGCCTCCGACCGATTTAGCCGCATCCCCCAGATTCTTTACTGTTGTAATTGTTTCTTCTGGAACAATCGCCTTAATTCCATCATGCTTTATCGTGGTCGATAAACTTCTAATCTCTGTCGCGGCAGCTCTAACAGCTTTCTTAGCAGGATTCTTGATATTATCATATAATTCGATTCCTGCCGACTCTGCAGCAGAGCCTAATTCATATAATGCTCCCTGTAGGTTATCATTCATGATATCGGCCTGATCCTGTGCCGCTCCAGATGCATTATCTATTGCCTTTGACAACTTATTAAAATCTGATTCGCTCGCATTTACGATTGCAAGTAAACCAGACATAGCTTCCTGTCCACCAAGTGCCGAAGCTGCTGCTGCCTGCTCATCTTCAGGAAGTCCCTGCAAGGAATCTCTCATATTCTCCATGACCTCCATGAGAGACTTCATTTTACCATCGGAATTTTTAATAGAAATCCCATATTTCTCCATTGCCTCCGCGCAATCCTTTGGTGGACTCGCTAGACGCGTAAGAATGCTTCTTAACGCTGTACCTGCCTGAGAAGACTTGATTCCTGCATTCCCCATTAGACCGATAGCCTGTGCAAGGTCTTCAATGTTATAGCCAAGGGAACCGGCAACAGGAGCTGCATATTTAAAAGTTTCCCCCATCATCGCAACATTTGTATTACTGCTGGATGCCGCAGTGGCCAATACATCTGCAAAATGTGCACTGTCGCTTGCTTTTAGCCCCATTGCCGTGAGTGCATCTGTTACAATATCAGAAACCGTTCCAAGATTTTCTCCGGAAGCTGCAGCTAAATTCATGACACCAGGTAGCCCTGCAATCATCTGCTGAGAGTTCCAACCGGCCATAGCCATATATTTAAGACCTTCCGAAGCCTGTGTAGCAGAGAACTTTGTGGTTGCCCCCATTTCCTTCGCTTTATTTGTTAATGCCTCTAAGTCTTTTCTGGAAGCTCCGGAAATCGCTTTTACTTCGCTCATTCCCGCTTCAAATGACCTTCCGGCATTAATAGCTGCTGTTCCGGCAGCCACAGCACCAGTTGCGGTTGCGGCTGTAATTGTGCTTAATATACTTTTTATCTTACTTCCTGCCCCTGTCCAATACTGGGCAGACTGTTCTGAAGCTGTTTTACTGCTCTCTCCGATTTCTTTGTTATTCTTTTTGACCTGCTCACTCGTTTGCTTAGATGCAGTTTCTACCTGCTTCTCTGCCGACTTTGCAGAAGAGGCAATGCTATTCCCTGTCTGTTTTGCCGTGCTTTCGACTTGTTTGCCGGTCGATTTAACAGATGTTTCAGCACTCTTACCGGCCTGCTTTACCGCATTCCCCGCTTTTTTCGCAGAACTCTCTGTCTGTTTGGAAGCTTGCTTTGCCGAAACCTCTACTTGTTTTACTGACTGCTTTACAGAAGTCTCTGCCTTCTTTGCTGCCTGTGCAGTGTCTTTTTCAAGGTTTTTGCTTAAACTATCAAGTTCCTTTTCTGCCTTTTCAGAATTAAGCTCGACCTCGATTTCAATATGTCCATCCGCAGACATAACTAAACCTCCCTTAAAAAGGTCTACGTCTGTTATCTGTGTTCACACTGCACGTTCCTCAGGGCTGCAGCTTCATCCCTTATAATAATCCGGTCAAATCACCATCTCCCAAAAGGGCCTGCGTGATCTTGTCCTGTCTTTCCTGTTCTTCCTCGGAAATATCTTTCGGAAGCTCATATAATCTTTTCATTCTGTTATAGAATGCTTTTTGTTCTTTCTCCATTCCTTTCGTGTCGATCACGCGGTAAGTAATAATCTTACTTATCATGCAATCATCAGAAAGGGCAGAGAAAAGAGCAGAAAACTTCCACCAGTGGAGCTCCTGCTCTGCTAAATCAATACCATATTGTTCGAAGAAAGCAGCATAAATATAATCTGCATCATGATTGTAATCATATATTTTCTTTCCGCTGCCGCTCTTCTTCGACTTCTTTTTATCAATGTTTTCTTTCCCACACTCATAGAACCACAGCATTTTATTAATTGCTTCGTTGATATCTTCCGGGATTTCTTTGTAGTAGAGTTCTAAGCCCGTCTTATATTTCGCAAGCAACTCGGCTATCTCCTTGTCCATTTCCTCGTCTAGCTCACAAAGTTCATTTGCAAAAGACTGCTGTTCCTGCGTGAGTTCTCTTTTTTGCATCAATATTTCAAACTGAATCGAGGTCCTGAAATCGGCATTTATTTTATAAATTTTTCCGTTGACTTCAACCTCTGTCGGAAGCTGGTCCATTAAGATATTCATGATTTATGCAAAGAGACCTTTACCTGCGGTCTCTTCATATTCTTCGACCTGTGCATTGTTTAAACGTGTCAGCTTCTGAACTGCCAGCACACGTTCGCCCAGATCATAATTCTGAAACATTTTTTCTGTAGCTCCCTCACCTAATAGATTATTGAGAAAACTATCAATAATCTTACATTCCGCAATAATATCATCTGCACTAAGGAGATTTCCTACTCCTACGGTGTTCTTTTCGTAATCCTCAAGTTCCTTTGCTACTTTTTTCGCTCCTGGAATAAACTTTCTTGCCGTTTCTGCTTCCATAGCAGAAAAAGGAAACTTCTGTCCGTTCCACTGAAATGTCTTATTCATACCGTTTTCTCCTCCTATGCTGATTCTTTTGCTGTAAATGTCTTTGTTTTTGTATTGAATGTACCCTCTACCGGATCACCTTTGTCGTGAAGTGTTCCTTCTACCTGTAACTCTCCATCATTATCAGCAAAAGAAGAAACCTCCACAGCGACGTTAAATAATCTCGCCTCAAAGGTAGATTCCTGAGCAACGACCGCCTTATCAAGGTCCACCCTTACCATCTCTCTTTCCGCATCACCGCCGGTCTTTCTTAATTTTCCAATTGTCACAAAATCCTCAATAATCTTTTCAGACATAATCTGATCTGCAGTGAACGGATGCTGCCCCTCATAGGATGTGATAGAACTAGTAGACGATTTGTCATTAATATACTTTTTGGAACTTGTCTGTGCACCAGGCTCTTCGTCTAATTTTTCAAATCCAGTTCCTGCCAACTCGTAAGTATCACCAACTTTAATATATGCCGCTTCCTGGTATCTCTGCTTTACTTCTTTGCTTACACTTGCCATTATCGTCTAGCCTCCTGTACATAAATAATTCTGCACTGTATCTGATACTTCGCCTTATCCAGTTCTGTATCAAACACATATCCACCTGTGATTGCTTCAATTTTCTTAATTGTTTTTCCAGCGTTCAATTCCGGAAAATCTTTCTCATTTGTTACCTGTTCTAACCAGTCAGAAAAAAGTTCGAAGAAGCCAATGTTATCAAGATTCTGCCTTACTTCTTCTGTATAGATTTCCCTACTGGCGAAATTAAAAAGACACTGCCGGGTGGTATTCCCAACAATGTCTCTTTTCAATATCTGTTGTGCCGGCACAGACTCAATGGAATAACTTGTGCTATCCTTTCCGAGTCTGTCTATGCCTAAACTTTTATAATATTCATCCAGATACGGGCATCTTTTTATAATCTCCCGTACCGCTTCTATTACTGTCATTTTGCCTTTCCTCCGATGTAGTCAGCCACGCTTTGCGTTACCTCCTGCCCTCTGTCTGCCCACATTCGCTTATCCCATTCCTTTCCTCTTAAACCTTTCCCTTTGTTCTCATGGTATTGTCTTCTGGCATAAGGCATAACATATTCAATAGAATCTTCGTGTTCTACAGCTGTACGCATCAAATCTCCATGAAGAAATGGAACATAAGGATTTGTTATACGTCTTACTTCCGCTACCATAAACCTCTGTGCCTGCCCACCTTTTCCAAGCTTTCTTTTTGCCAATATTACATTCGCGGAGTCTAAATGCACTTTTACTTTCATTCCGCTGTCACCTTCCAATGCTGTAATGCAGGACTGCCATTGTCATTTGTCTCAACAATAGCAATTATTCTGACGTTGCCATACTTATCTTTCAGATGCTCTACATCTTTCTGTTTTATGAGTTCATCTGTAATTTCACCCCTAACAACTATATCTTCCGGTGCAAACGTGAAGAAATCGTTTTTATCTTGTGCAGATGCAAAATTTACTGGGGAACGATATCTTTTTCTTGTATCTACCAAGAACGGGACGTATACTTCTGCTACATCTGCACTAATCACTCCGGAGTCCGAGGGTAAAACCTTTGTAACGTCCTGCCAGTTCACACCTTTTAATATCGTCCGGTAATATTTGTTACTACCTTCTTCTCTGTCGTAGACTTTATTATAAATCGTCACAGAAGCGTTAGTAATCATCAGGAACACCCCCTATATAACAATCCGGTTGTGGCAAGGTAAGGATATGCTGCTGCATATTGTTTTTTACGAAGAACTTTTTCTTTAATCTGTCCGTCTGCCTGTTCTGTTACATAAGAAACTGATAGCTTTCCAACCGTTTCGGATTTCTTTTCTCCTTCTGTAGAGCTTTCGGTTTTATAAATAACTTCTGCAACAGCACAGGCTGCCGCTTTCACTTCCTCTGGAATATTGTTTTCACTTACTCTTGAAAAAGTAATCGCCTCAATATATGTGCTTGCCCTTGTGATCACACGCTGGAACTGCTCGTTTGGAATAACATTACCGCCGTACTCTGTCATGTAAAATGCAAGGTCTGCATATCTTACCATGAAATCACCCCTATCCCCTCGAAATAATTCTTGCAATAGGAATTGCTTTATGGTTGATTGTTTTCTTGGCGGATCCAGATTTGCCATTGTTAACAAGTTCCCAGTTAGCTCCATTTGCTAATTCAGCATCTGTAGGAGATTTAGCTGTCATGGATTTCTTTGTAAACGAGATTCCATATGGTGCAAATACTTTTCTCTGTCTCATATAGAGAGTATCTTCTCCGCCGTGTTTCTTTGGATCACGATACATTTCATACGGCACTTTTGCACCAATATCCTCATAATCAAAAGCACCATCGCCAAGAACAAAAGTTGTATATTTAGTGTAGGCTTCCTGTGGTGCAACGTATCCTGGGCTTCCTTTCGTTCCGCTTTCTGCTACTGCTGCAACAGCTTCCGTTGGCATAGAATCATCAATCAGAACTAAGCGTCCGTTCCATGTTGCAAGAGTTAAGTCTCTCTCACTCCGTTTGCATCTGTCTGAGTCATATATTTTAACAGCTTCAGGTTTTCGAGATTTGTTGCTACAGCACTGTGCATGATTGCGATCGTGAACTTAGACTTATTGTCTCCTGCCGCTTTCTGCAATGCAGTATTTAATGTGTCCGCCTGAACTACATTCTTTACATTTCCATCCTTATCCGTTGCTGTCTCTCCCGTGATATCGGATGTGTGATTCTGTACAAATTTTAAGTTCTCCGCTCCCGTCATAGCGAAGATGCCCTCAAGAATCTTTACCAATGTCGTCTGATCAAGTTCCGCCTTATAGTCATTAACCTGGGCGGCCACATTATCCATAAAGCTGACTCCTCCGGTTACATCCTCAGAAAAGTCTCGTTCTGTCCATCCTTTCATACGTCCGGTAACAACAACTCCTCTTTCAAATGTATCTGTGTTTTCAGATTCAAGATCTGTCTCGCCATCATAATTCTGCGCATCCCCACCAATCAGTCCATGCATTGGTAAGACCGCATAAACCGTTCCGGTTTGAGAACTAAATGTGTTCCTGATATCCTGATTGCCCTTTAAGGCTCTCGATTTAATCAGTTCGTTTCTTTTTAAGTTCGGAATCCTCTCTGTATAGGCTCCAAAAGCCTGAGGATTAAAACTTTTTGAATCAAATTTCTCTCCTGCCATTTTCTACTCCTTTTTTAAATCTCTGCTCCCGGATTCTGTGCCATATAGTCACACAATTCGGTATATGTCATTTCGCTCGGTTTCTTTCCTCCGACACTGCCAGAACCACCGTTTGTCCCTTTTACAAACTCTGGTGCCGGCTCATCGCTTTCAAACAGATAATCATTATCTGCCTTAATCTGAGCAAGCTGCTCATCCAGTCCAACAATTTTTCCATCGTTGAATTTCAGTCCATCCATATCGAGAAGTGCTTTGACAGCTTTGGCATTCTTGGCTTTTGCTCCAGTTAATGCTGCGGATAATACATAATCAAATTTCATCTGGGAAATCTGTTTATCCGCATCGGCCTTTGCCTTTTCTGCCGTCTCTTTCCATTCATCCGCTGCTTTTTTAATTCCATCAATATCCATGTCTTTAAACTTCTGGATTTCGGTATTGGCATCGTTTACCTGTGTTTCAAGAGATTCTGCCTTTAACTTATAGCTGTCTCTTTCCTGGATAACTTTTTCTGCTTTTTTCTGTTCTACTGCAATGTCTTTTCCGTTCTCAGCCATAATCTTATCAATCACTTCTTGGGAAAGATTAAGGCTCTTTAAAAATTCTGTTTTCATGTCTCCTGCTCCTTTCGTATTAGGTTGTTTTAGGCGTGTAACCGACCGCCACGAACCGACTGTTTAAGGTCTCATCTGCTGACCAATATCCAGTTTAACCCTGCTGGTGGGAGATATTTGGATCACCTCCTATTCATAATCTTCAATCACGGTAATTCCATATTCAACAGCACATGTGTTTTCAATTTTGCACCCTCTTGCCTCTTCCCAGCCTTTTGCAAAATACGCAATATCTGCGCTGGATAAAAGCTCTAAAGATTTACCCAAGAACCAAAGGGGCTTTGCTCCTACTGGAGCCGACTGAAAGAAGGAATCAATCACTTCGACAGGCTCCCCAACCTGTTTCTCTGCTTTTTTAATTGCTTTTTCTCTTGTTTCAAGAATCTCCTCGTCTGTTTTACCTCTCATTGGCTGTGAAATAAATAATTTTTTCATGTTCTCTTACCTTCCTTTTCTTAAAAATTATAAATAACCTTACAATTATTGATATTTCCGTTTGCCAGCCGATACTCAATCACTGTAGGATATCTGTTTTCTTCTAACCATTCTCTTACTTTCGCAAACACACTTTCTTTATACTGAACCGTGATTCCATCATGTCCGTTCCGGCTATATGCCGTTCTAACAATTTCATCTGTAAACAAATCAAGTTTCTGAATAATCGCTGCTACCGCTTTGTCGTGTGGTTTTCCGCTTGATGATATGATTCCAAGTTCTTTTGCGATAGAGGTACAATCCCAAAGTTTGTTATCTTCTGTTATTAACGGAGAACGAACCGGATAACCGTTATCTGTGTAAATCCTTACAATTTCCGCTGCAATGAACTTATCATCCACACCAGCTTTACCTAACAGACCACTGATATTTTTTGCCATCTGATTAACAGAAGAGAGCTTTTCTTTCCCGCCATTCTTTTTCTTTGGAGCTTCATAAGAACCTGTTTTGCGAATCTGTGGGAGAACCTCATCCGTTACCCAATCGCTAAATTTTTCTGCTTCTGGCTTACGACTCTTGAAAACAAGTTTATAAACACCTGATTCAGTAAGAAATTTTTCACCTGCATTATTCAATTTTCGGATGTCCTTATCTCGGACATCTGAGTTTTTAACTATAATTGCCTGCCTCTGATTCATTTGAGCAAGATAATTTCTCACTGCGCTCTCTGAAAGATCTAAACATTTTCCAACGTGCTTTGAATTAAATAACACCCGTCCATTCAGTTCAAACACTTCCACATCATGTCCTTCAAAAATCATTAAGTTATTCATTGCAATTCTCCTTTCTGAATCACTAAAATAAGACGCAGCCTTTCACTGCGTCTCGTGGTTCGTTTGGGGAGGTCAGGAGCATACCCTGACAGGAGTTCTCCCATTATTCAATTAATTTCATAAATAGCTATATCCTTTCTTAAAAATGGGTATAAAAATACCACCTGACCTTTGCCAGATGGTAACTATCATAATTATTTCTTGTTTTGTGCCTTTTCTACTTTATCTTTGATTAACTGATACCAGCCATTATTTTCATTATCGAAATGTGGACAATTATAATCTTTTGCATTCAAATACTTCTTTGGTATTTTTCCGTATGCTTTGCACACCGTCAAATCATCATTTTCATCGAAATCAGACTTTTTACAAGCATCACACAGCGGTATCGGACTAACAACCCTTGCCATACCTGGAAAATCTTCAAAGCTTGGTCCCACTTCGCCTTCACAACGATTTCCATCTTCATCATAATAATAACATTTTTCTGTCATAGGATTGCCTCCGCTTTCATGTAATACCTTCCATTTTCTTTTTTGATATCTTTGATTATATACCGGAAACCTCTCTTAAACAATACCTCTTGCTGATATTTATATTTTTTAGTTGCTAAACTTTCTATATATAGGCAGCCCCTGTATCCTTTTGGTACTTCTATTTCCAGATGTACATTTCTTCCTCTATACTGAAGGTCTCTAAAAGATGTTGAAGTATATCCAACATTTGTTAATATCTTTCCTTTCAGCATTCGCATATTCTTATCAGAATACTCAAACCCTTTCGGAAATGCATTCAAGAACTCTGGTATCGTATCTCGATGAACGATCATCTTATGCTCAGTGACTCCCTTATCTAACGCGGAATCCAGTACCTTCATATACTCCCGCTCTTTTTCAATCATTTGCGACTTGCCGGAATACAGTGCCCGTTTTACCCGGTGAGCGGCAAAGCCTGTATATCTTTGCACTGCCAATCTTTCCTCATCCGACAACTTATCAAGCTGCTTCGCCATCTGCATCTTAGATGTATGTCTTTTACTTGCCCATACCGCTTTCTGTGCAACGCTTTTATTAAATCCAACGATATTTCCTTCTGAGTCCAATACTGCATGAACTTGTGTCCTTGCAGACTCATATCTTCTTCCGGTTTGCCTGCAAAATTTTTTAAGAGATTTCTCCTGCTTTTTTAACTCTGCCGACTCACTTTCAAACCTATTTGTCAGCTCTGCTTTTAATGTATTACTATCTGTATTTTTTATTCCAGCATCATATCCTGTAAGTTTTCTTTTTGTTGCTCTTATCTTTCTTTCCTGTGAACGCTGCATCTGACTCAACTCATACTCTGTATATTTTTTACCATTGTACTCGTACTTTCTGGCACTATAATCGTCAAGCATTTCCTGTGAATAAGCTGGTGCAGATATTCCAGGAAAGAACGCATGAAAATTGTGCCGACAGTTCCAGCCGCAAAGCCCCGCACCAGTTCCATATCCGGTACTTTCATAAAATGGAGGATATCTGCTATCTTTTCCAGAAACACAAAAGACTTTTCCTTGCCATACTGCATGAGTTGGTCTTGCTCCTGAGTGGGCGGTTGTTTCTACATGATCACAGCCAGACTCCTTGACATATTGAAGATTCATTTCTGCTGCCGACTGATTTACCCCGGTTAGAACGGCTCTCCTTACTGCTACGTCTAACTTATCTACATGCCCGGATGGATATAAAACCTCGGTTCCTTGCACCGCCGCTTCCTTAATTGCATCCGCAATCGCTTTATCATAACTAAAAGCCCCGGTCTGTACTTTCATCATTGCTTTATTGCAAGCGGTTATGTAAGCACTTTGCGTTTTAACAGCCGTTGTTAAAGTAAGATTATTAATCTCTTCTTTTGTCTTTCTTAGATTTGCTGCAAGAATCTTCTGCATCGTTTCTGACTGATGAAGTTTTATCTCTTTTTCACCTGCAGCTTTATAAATAACTGCTTCATTCTTAAGATTTCTTACTCCCGCTTCCTCAAAAACTCTTTCTACTTCTGTATTCATATATCCAGAAACTTGAGAAACACGCTTTAGAACATCCTTATAAAGGAGCCCCGCTCCCTGCAAGATTTCTGCTTGTCGTCTTGAAGTTTCCGTTACTTCTCCGGTTTTTACAAGACGTTTTGATATATCTGCTATAATCGCTGTGCCTAAGGCATCAACCAGGGCAAGTAGCTGATCTGAAAATTTTTCAAGGTATTCCGGCTCTACCATAAAACACCACCTATTCTTCTGCTATCTGAAAACGTTCATCCTGCTGCGGCATCATTTTCAAAGCTTCCTCTTCTGACACACCATACTTGGCTGCAACGTATAATTCTTTTCGGATAAAGCCGGCAACCGCATCCTGCTGCATACTGGCAAGTTCCTGTTCTTTATCAATTACGATAGAATCATCCCAGTCAAAGCTCATCTCGTATTTCTTTCTGCCAGAAAGTCCAGAAAGTTGAGCCATGACATCCATAGCATATACTAACTGTTCTAATGCAGTCTGTAATGACTTCTGGATATCGGATACCGTACTATAGGAACGCTGTTTACTTGCTTTAATCTCTTCCGCAGTCTTATCAACGGTATTTGGGTCACTTAATGTCCCGTAAGCAAGCCCTACATTAAACTCTATCCTGCGAAGAATCGCATTAAATCCATTAATAAGGTTCTCATCGCGAATAGCCGGTGCAAACACTTTATATTTCTCGGCATTATCATCAAGGTCCATCATGCGAAACAGTCTGTCCTTGCCCTTTGGAAACTCATAATTTCCCTTATCATCCTTTTTAAACAAGGTAATGTCTGCATCAATCGCAAGCTCCGAACCCTCAAACTCCCAAAGGAGTCTTGTCCACTGATTGTCCGCCTCTTTAATGTCATTGATAGCCCTGGAATATACAGAAACACCAAGAGGTGATGTATCATCCACATTATTCGCATTAGGAATCTTGAAATAGGCAAACAGTGGCATCTTTACATTCTTAAGCGTAACTTCTTCCTGCAGATTAGCCCATTCCGGTACAGCAGTAAGAGGAACTTCTTTCCCCAAAACCTCAACATTATCAAGATCCTGTTTCACAAAAGCTTTGTTGTTTATGTGATACATTGTGCCTTCGTGTTGATGATACTCCAGTCTGGTATATACCTTTTTCCCTACCGTTAAGCTCTCAGCGAATACCGCTGCCGTAACTTCTCCTCTGGAATTAAACTTCGTAGGGAAGAACCTGTCCGCCTGAACCATATCTACCTCTATATGCCCTTCTGATGCATAAGGTTTCATTGCTAACCCGCCCTTAGCACAGGCATATTCTGTATATTTACGGATGTCACTAACAACTGCCTGGTACTCTTCGTTAATGAAGTCATTCCCTGTAACTTCTGTTTTCAGTTCCAGTGTAGCAAGTCTTGCGAACTCTCCGGCAATAGCAGCAGGCAATCCACAAAGCTTTATATTCTTTTCCTTCCAGGGCGGCTCATTTTTATACATCTTAGCCCAGAGATCAATCCCATTCGCCATTTTGTCAGATACCGCTACCTCAACCCCGATGGCATCTTTTATTTTTTCTCTTCCAAGCATCTTTCTAATCACCTGCCCTATTCTTTCGATAAATTCTTTTATCATCTATCTCAACTCCATTTTCGTTCCCGTCTTATGATGGTATAAGCAAAATATCGTGCAGCATCCATGCAGTGATCGAACTGCTTTACTGGCTTATCCTCACCCCGTTCAATTGCCTTTTCATCCCAGATATAAGAACCAAATTCTTTAATCGTTTCCTTGCAATCTTTAGAAAATAATAAAGCTCCCAGATTAAGAAGATTTCCAACAAAACGTATCCCATCAAGAACATCGTTCTTTGCCTTCTTAACCTTGAAGCCCCTTTTTTTAAGCTCTGCAATAAAGGAAGCTGCGGCCGGATCTACAATGATTGATTCTATTTCAATCCCACTGACGAACTCTTCCATATCATCCGCATACTCACCATCTGTTTTCTGTTCCGCTTCATCTCTTCCAGAATAGTAATATTCTTTTGTAACAACCCACTGCCCTTTTCGGTTCTTCTCCCAGAGTAAAAAAACAGTTGCATTCTGGGTACCGTAATCAACACTTACATACTTCCTACCGACATAGCTCTGCGGCTCTGATATGACGTGCTTTTCTTCACTGAACATATCATAGATAATACCTTCCGCTACAGCCCAAAGGCCTAAGATATACCGTTTATAAAACACACCGATATACATGGAGCGGTATCTCTTCTTAATCCGCTCCGATAGGCTGAGGTTATCATCCATCGTGAAATGAAGATATACTATCTTCTTTTTTTCTGCTTTATCAATCCAATCAGTTTTAAACCAATGATACGGACCATCCGGATTGCAGTTAAACCAGTACTTTGAACCGTCTACGGAACATCGTCCTGTTGCCTGGTTGACAAAACTTTCCGGCATCAGGGCAACTTCATCAAAAAAGACCCCTGCCAGGGTAATACCCTGAATGAGGTCTTGTGAGCGTTCATCCTTGCCACCAAAAATATAAAAATAATTTTCCTTTCCATTTCTGCGAACAATTACGAGATTGTCCGCTCTATGGTCTTCTACATAGTAACCGCGGCTTTTAAGCATCAGTTTCAGCCAAAACAAAACATTTCGCCTGAAAGAACCGATTGTTTTTCCGCACATCGCAAAGTTTTGACCGTCAAACGATTCCATCGCCCACATAGCAAATGAGAGCGACATAGAGACTGTCTTGCCCGAACGTATTGCTCCATCTGCTATGATGCCGTCCATATCGTGAACTGGAGAGTTTGGCATCCACCAGGTAAGGATTTTCTTTTGTTTACGAGAAAATGGTCTAAACTTAAAGGCTGCTTTCTTTACTCTTCTTCCCATACTGCGTATGCCTCGCCTTTCAGTGCTTCTAGGAAGCCATCATCTTCTGTTTCTTCTTCATCCACACCAGATATAATTGCCGTCTTCGCCCTGATCTGCTCGATCCTAGCTTTCTGCTCCTCTGTTGCAAGTTCATAATTACTATGCAACAGTTCATCATATTGCTTTATCAAGGACCTTAATTCTCCCTGTGCCCTTGCCTGTGCTTTTAAAAATGTTGCCTGTTTATCCCATGCTTCCTGCACCTCCCATTTCTCACCGATAATCTTCTTATCTTTTCCTTTTTTCTCTTCTACTTTTTCAATCGTCTTATCATCATGATCTTTCACATACATAATCTGCTGTGCTCTGACAATGGCTGCATAAGCAATCTGTATATTTTCCCAGAGTATATCCAATGGATCTTTCTTTTCAATCTCCTGGATAATAGAAAAGGTTTCTTCTGGAAGATACTTCGAGAAGAAACCATGTTTTTCTGCGTTTTTATTACTAGCTGACCGCCTTTCTTTTTATTCGAACGTTCGCTATTTTTATCCGAACGTTCGTTATCCCATTTATAAGTACTTTTCCATCGTCTAACTGTTCCTTCCGGAAGACTTAGTTGACTTGCAATCTCAACTAATTTCAGTCCTTTCAGGTATAGTTCTTTTGCCTGAATTATTCTCTCATCCGGCTTTCTTGGCATCACCACCACCTCTTTATTCGTTTTGGAAATATCCCCTCCAGAAATCGAACCCGGGACATTTATGCTCTACCACTGAGCTAAGGGGATAAGAAAAGCACCCCGAAGGGTGCTTATTTAAGTATTCTTCTTTTTATCGTCCTCTGCTTCTTTTAAATAATATTTATAGCTTACTAAAAACAAATTAATACAAGTTCCTAATAAAGATACTGAATATAATATAATAAATAAAAAATAAAATATATGACAATAAAAAG